AAAATACTCCATTACTACTTTTAGTGAGGACTTTCTGTTTTCCACTGAAACAGCAGGAACTCAAAGTACTTGTAGCTCCCATATAGATATTCACAAAACCGAACTTTTCATCTTTCTTTGAGATTAACTTGAGAAAATCTTTATCAAGTATTTCCCCGTCCTTAACACTCATACAGGCTGTGGTAACTGGAAATGTAACTGGTGTACGTTCGAGTTCTTCGTTCATAATATCCAGAAACAACTCTTGCAGCCATTTTACAGTTTCTTTTTTCGGTGTTCTCCCGTCTGGAAACTTATAGTCATCACACAATTTATCCAAGAAAACATCATCATACAGACTGATATTAGTAAAGGCAGACTGATTGCCTCGATTTGGCTGGTTGACTGTGTAAATAAAGCTGGTAAGCTGGTCTTTAATGTAATTTTTAACCTCACTTTCAGGAATCTTGAAACTGCCATCATTTCCTGTCCTGTAAATTCTGTCTACATAGTAAGCAGACACCAGAAGGAAATCAGCAATTCCTGTAGCACCCAGAGTACTGTTGCTGGCAATTACAATGAACTGCTCCACCTGACTCTTAAATGAAAAAAAGTATTTAGGTGGTTTAGAAATTATCTTGTTCACCATTGGTAGTCCCAGCAGGGCAATGTCGTAGGTGGTATAGTTGAAACAATAAGGCAACCCTATATTACTGAAGTCGTTAATATAGAAAACACCTGTCAACTGATTCCGGATAATAGCGTCAGCTTCAGACTGTCCATACAACCGCTTCAGTTCTTTCCAAAGCAGGTAATAAGAGTTCAGTCTTTGAATAGGTTTGGAGAACTCCTTATCAAATACTATTGAGTTCTTTTCTGAAACATTTGAATTACTGTCTACTGAAGTGTCGGCTGTGGAAGTATCTGAATTAAAAAACTGTGTTGCAAATTTATTGATATCAAGCTGCTCCCCAATACCATCAATAGTGAATAGTTCTTCGCCAAAATAATTTTGCATATCTGACAGAAGGCTTACAAAAGCATCATCATAACTTGTCTGTAACATTTCCCTCCAATTCTTTAATCCTTGCTTTAAGTCTTTTAATTTCTTCACCAGGGTAATCTTCATGTCCGTAAAGCATATCCTCACAGAACTCCTTATGTTCTTCAGGAATGGCTTCAAACAAGGTATAGGCTAAATCTTTAAATTCCTTTAGAACATCTGGAGCTGTCCGAAGGAACAGCAGGTGTCTTAAATTCCGCAGGTCAATAGTAAAGAATATGTTTGTGAAAAAAGAAGCTGGCAGCGGATATTTCAGAATATCATTTGGTATACTACTTGTCTCATTCAGTAATCTGACCATATCAAGTAGTTGAACAAATGAAAGCTGGTCAATCTTTTCATTTCCTGTGTGAAAGAAGTATTGTCTCAGGGAGTCAGGTGTTGTCTTTTTGTTTAGCCTTTTATTTAAAGCCCAACGTGTTGACAAGACAGAAAAAGAACCTGTCCTGTGCCTTGTGAGTTCTGTGAGTACAGCTATAGATACTCCCTCAATCCTGAATGAATAAACAATATGTTCAAGCACTGAGGTGTGTCCTTTTCGTATACACTTATGAATTAAATTTTTGTCTTCTGGTGAGATTTTATCTTCAGTACCTGTGCAGGTTCTAATAGCTTCAATACACAGGCTTAAATCTGAAGCTTGTTTAAGAGTTACTTTCAGTCCGCTTTATGTCCTGATAAGTTTGTCTTAATGTTCCGGCTGTAATTGTGCTGTTTGTGTTCTTGTAATCTCTGTGTCGGAAATCTACAGGCAAATCCCCATAGACTCTACGTCTGATTTCTTTAGCTTTTCTCTGGTTCATTCTAATCCCCAAAAGGTGTTGTTATAGTGTCAGTTATGTCATAGCCTGCAAACTTGCCTTCTAAGTTCTCCCCTACGACACTATCCCAAGCTTCCTCTTCTGATTCAGCGTCAACTTCTTCAGCTATCCATACTAAAGCTGTGACTTCTACAAGATATTTAGCCATTAAAAACTTCCCTTCTTATTCGTTCCAAAGGTGAAACGTAAAGTTCCCCTTTAATTATTTTTCCTTCTTTTTTAACTTTTGGTTTTGCCTGATTACACTCAATGACAATATCAAGTGCCTGCTTCAGAGCCTTGAAGCTCCCCTGTGGTATGCCTGGAGCAATTCTTTTTCCAAAGATAGTATACATATAATCAAGACTATCTTTAGCCCACGCCATAAGTACCAGAAATTTCTCATGCGTATTTGGAAATGTATTGATATTCTTACTGATATCTTCAGGTGAGCTATAGAACTTTGCTATTGTACCGTTCAGTACAAAAATGAAATCACAAAGTTCCTGAAGTGAATGAGCTGGTTCATCTGCAAGCATGAACTCTCGAAGTTCTTCCTGTAACATTTTAAGCTCAAGGTTCAGGTCGCATTTATCAAGCAGACCTCTTTCTTTATTCCAGTTAATTATTCTGGAATCTTCCAAAAATTCTGTCCAATCCAAGTTTTTTAAAAAATCCTTTCTTTAATTTAAAGTGAGCGACACAGGCGACATGAGCAATCTTTATTAAGTCTAATGCTTCCTGATTTGGTCGCTTGTTTTTACCGAATCTTTCAATCCTTTTTTTGATATCTTTCAGACAGTCTTCCACTGTCCACTGTTCAATCAGGTCGTCAGGCTTATCGCCATACTGCGGTACTGTGTAGTTTTCCACATGGTTTAAGACCTGAGTACTGAAAGCTTTCCATTCCTGTCCTCTAGCAGTGCAGGTCATAAACAGTTTTCTCATAAGTTTCAGTGATAATTCTTGGAATCATTTTACAAGTCTGGTGTTTATGTAAATCAAAATAAATCATGAAGTAAGGAAAAAGATTTGGATATTCTCTCTGTATCTTAAGGTGTCCAATATTCGCCACAATTCTTGAAGATTCTAAACTTATTTCGTTATCTATCAGATAAGGGAAACGCTCTGTAAACTCTTCAAGGAATAGAGTTATAATTTCTGGTGTGTCCCAACGACTTAACCCTAAAGAAAGTCTTGTATAATAAATACTAGGAGATAAAGTAGCAGTTCTCCCATAACCTTTAGTCAGCCACATTTCCTTTATAGCTTTAAAAGCATCCACCATTTCAATTATATAGGGTTTACACTCTAAAGTTTTTTTCATTTGGAGAATTATGTGGTTTTCCCATTTTTTTGATAATGTAATCAATGTGTTTCCTCCCAGTTGTTCCCAATTTTATATTCCCCTTCAAGCAGACACCTAAACCCTAACTGTTTTCCTGCTTCGATTATAGACTGGTTGGCAATCTTCCCGATTTCTTCAGCGATTTCAGGGTAAGTTTCAATTTGAACTTCGTCATGTACATTACAGACAAACTCATATTTGCCCTGAAATTTAGCTTGCAGTTCAGCGTCAAGAATAACTAAAAACTGTTTCATAATCACAGCACCTGCTGACTGAAAGACAAGGTTTAAAGCTGAATGAGGACTTCTGGAATACAAAGGCCTTCCGTCCAGTCCTTTGAGCATACCGTTCCTGATTTTAATAGCGTTTGCTATATCTTCCTTTAATCTTTTCAAAGGTTTGAAGTTATTCAGGAAGGTTTGAACTTTTTGTTTAGCTTGACGTGTACTGCAAGAAAGTATTTTAGCTATCTTGTCGTAACCTGCTCCATATAACCAAGCGTAGAAAAAAGTTTTGGCAACGTCTCTGCTGTCAATCTCAAGAGCTTTTTTATTCAGGTTATGAATGTCTGTTTCGTCTTCCTTTTTACCTTCCAGAACCGTCTTAATGAACGCTCCCTTGTCATAAGGTGCAAGGAAATGAGCCATACATCTTGCCTCAATACCGCTTGCGTCCCAACCTAAAAGCACTTTACCTTCAGGGACACAGAAAAGTTCCCTGCACTCTTCACCGTAAGGACTATATCCGGCAGGAACTTGAGCAAGGTTAGGATTGTTATGAGTCATACGACCTGTTACAGCACCTAAAGTATTAACTCTTCCGTGAATACGGCTGTTCGGCTTGACATTTTTCAGCCACCCTTGTTTCCCGTCATGGAGTTGTGCAAGCCGTTTACTGACAGTCATATACTCAATCAGTTTGGGAATTTCAGGGTAAGACAGTGAAGACAAAACATCTTCATCGGTTTTCGGATTACCTTTGTCTGTAAATTCTTTAGGTTTCCAGTTGTGTAATTTAGTGAGTCCATAAATTATATGGTCACCTGAAGAGGGATTAAATGGGGTAATTTCAATTTTTGTCATAGTCCCACCAGCAGTATGCCCTCTGGCTTTATTGTCCTTTTTAGGGGTAAACTGTCCTTTGTTTTTAACTACTGGTGGGAAGATTTCCTGTAATTCTACGAGTAACTCTTGTTGTTTTTTTAAAAGTTTGGCATAGAGTTTTTCACCTTTAGTTTTATTGAAGTAAAATCCAAAGTTCTCCTGCCGTCTTATTATCCATTGTACCTGATGTTCTAAAGGAAGAGCTTCGGTAAACATTTTAGGGTCTGAAAAAGCTATAAGATAATTGTACAGATTTTTTGTAACCTTTACGTCCTGCTCACAATAATCAGACATTTCTTTTGACCAGTTTTTCCAGTCTGTAGTCTTGCCAAAGTTTCCTTTAAATTCTCCTAACCTGTACCCCCATGCTTCTAAACTGTGACGACCTATAAACTGTCCAGGTAGCATCCCTTTTTGAAACCTGCCGTAATCCATTTCCTTCAGGTGCGGAAAACAGAGTTTACTCCAGATGAGCGTATCAATAACTCTAGGGTCTTTTTCAGAAACACAATAGAGTTCAGGGTAAACCTTCTGTATAGCTGGCAGGTCAAACAAGATAATATTGTGTCCGATTATCTCGTTGTCAGGACGCATTAACCTTTTAATTCCTATAGGAACATCTTGTTTGTCGTATCGTTTATATCGTTCAGAAGTTGTATCGTATATAGTAAGGGTATGGATTTTAGTTAATTCAGGAAGGAGTCCATCAGTTTCAAGGTCAAATATTAAAGCGATTGGCTAAAGCTTCCGCTTCTTCAAAGATAAGTGAATCCTGCGTTTCTCTTTCAGCAGCTTCTTCAATATCTTCTTCGGTTATCTCTTCTTTGTCTCTTAAATATTTAGCAAGTCTTCTGTCTATATGCCTTGCTTTAATTTCTTCAGGGCTCAGTTCTAATAATTCATCAAAAGCTTTTTCCAGTGCTTCATGAACTTCCTGGCTGTGTCTCATTTTTTATATTCTCCATCATTTCTAAATCGAAAGTAATACCCGTTTTAGTTACTACATGTCTTTCACAGGTAGAACTGAAGGGTTTATAAAATTTTCCACAAACATCACATAATTTTGCTTCTGCCATTATTCCTCCTCGAACTGGGATAGGATTTCCTTAGCGATAGCAATGAGTTTTGACTTACTGTCTTCTTGTGGTTTGTCTGGAAGGATTTCCCTAATAAATCTGTGATAAGAACGCATTGTTCTATGCCGAAAAGGGTAAACCCCTTCAACTATTTCACCTAGTACATCTATAAGCCAAAGGTCTCCATCATCACTAAACTCAACTTTCTTGCCTATAAGATGTCTTGCCTCTTCTTTGTTGAAGAAAGCGTAAGTTGCCGGAACTTCCTTATATATTACTTTCCACATATTTAAAAATCCTCAAATTTAACTTGTTGTTCTCCTACAGGTAATAATCTACCTGTCTTGTGGTTATACAAGAGTGTATCTGCAACCCCTGTAATACCAAGTTCCCTATTCTTTAAGACTCTAATTATACTCTCATCTTTGTTGTCCCCCTGCTGGTCTCGCTCTAACGCTATCACAGCATCTGAAAGCTGTTCTAAAGCTCCTGAGCCTCTTAAAGACCTCAAGCTGACCTGCTTACCTTCATTCCAACCTTTTGTACTATTATCTGTAGCTCTGCTTAAATGGACAACTGCCAGAATACTTGCTTGAGTTTCTTCAATTAGAGACCTTAGTCTTGTCATCAGTTTGTCTATCAGCTTTCTTTCAGACTCCCCAATTTCATCAAGACCCGACACAACAATACTGATATGGTCTAAAATTATCCACTTACAGCCAAGACCTTTAATCATGTACCTGATTTTCCCCATAAGCCTGTCAAGGTTCAGAGAACCCCAATGGTCGTACAGGAAGAACCTGCCTGAACCTGTAGTTTTCTCGAAGGCTTCTTTAATCTGACTGTCAGTAAGTCCAAAGCGGTTTAAAGTAAGAGGGTGATTAAGGTAAATACCTGGATAGCGTTTTGCAGTTTTCCTTTTGTTTTCTTCCAGAGCTATGACACCTATAGTTTCCTTGTGTACCATCATTAAATGATAAGCAAGTTCATGGACTATGGTTGTCTTCCCTATTCCTGAGCCTGCTGTAAACAAGTAAAGGCTTCCATAACGTAGACCATCGAACATTCTATTCATTTCAGGATAGGGAATTGTAAGTCCAGGCAGAGGTTCAGACAGAACATCTTCAAGTAAATCCTGACCTGAAATTATTCCGTCAGGTCTATAGGCTTTAGCCTTGAAGATACCGTCTATAATAGCTCCACCAAGTCCTGCCTGTAGTAACTCGTTAGCGTCTTTATACCCTTCAGGGTACTGAAAGACTTTAACCTTGCCTGGACTGAAGAGTTCTACAGTTTTACTTACAGCTTCCCTTCCAGGGTCATCGTTGTCAAACATAAGTATTACTTCCTGAAAAGACTCAAGCCATTCAAGGCTATCCTTAATACTTTTTTCAGCACTACCAGCACCAGAAGGAAGTGACACTACAGCCCACTTTAGATTTGTTGCCTGTGCAACTGAAAGACAGTCTATTTCACCCTCTGTAATGATTACTTTCAGACCGCCTTCAGTAAACAGGTTTTGCCCGAAAAGAGGTAAGTTTTTACCGTCTCCAATAACTGCAAAAGTTTTGTCCGGAAATCTTAATTTCTGAGCTTTACCGTAGTTGGCTACCTGACAGGGTTTACCTTTGTAAGTTCCGACACCGTACTTATAGAACTCACAGGTTTTGGCTGTCAGTTTTCTAGAAGGAATCGCTTTGTATTCTGTTTGAATTTTACTACTTTTGTTTGCAGGAAAGTAAGTCTGGCAGGAATAACAATAGCCATGTCCATCGTCATACTCTGAGTAAGCATCTGAACTTGGACAGGAGGGACAAGGTAAATGAGATTTTACAATATTACTTGAAGACAAGCTCTTTGATGGTTTTGATTACGTCTGGAGTTGTAAGTGTTTCAAGAATTTTGACAAGCTCCTGCTCTTCTTTGATTCTCTTTTGCTCTTCTTCAGACTGCTTCTGCTCTTCTTCAGTTAGTTCTTTTATGAACCTGTAACATTCATTTTTCGTACTGAAAGGGTATTCTGAACCATCAGGCTCTAGTTTTTCCAGGATTTCAGGCTCTGTCCAGATAATACCATCATCACTTGCTTTTACAAATTTCCCTACAAGATGTCTGGCTTCTTCCTTGTTGAAGATTGTGTAGTAAACAGGTTCGTCTTTCCAGAAGGTGCAGAAAGTTGTGTTTCTGGCAAAATTCCAGCAAGAATGTGCTTTACCTCCTATACCACCGTGTAAGTTTTCTTTATCTCTTACATCCTCACCTTTAAATTCAATACTGAAGCTTGTCCCTCTGATACCAACAACAACACCTTCAGCGTTATCAAAAGAGTTCCCTTCAAAAGACCCTGTGACTTTTACTTTATCTCCGACTTTTAAATCTGTTGCTTTAACTTCTTTCCACATAATATCCTCTTAATTTTTAAGGTTTTAATTTTCTTATAGTTGCATCAAGTTTGACTCTGACTGGGTCTTTAGCGTGAATATTAAAAAGTTTGAAACACTCTTCTTCAGCTTCTTTTCTGGACATTTTACTGGACTGTGTTTTAGTATGATAAGTCTCATAAAAATCCATTTCCCAAAGAGGTTCTTTAGTTTCTGGCTCTTCCCAGAAGGATTTCCAAAAATCAATCCAGAAAGTAAACAGCATAGTTCCCTCCCTGTCCTGACTTGTGTAGTTCAGTTCGTATTCTGTGACCTTGCTGTTTGAGCTTGTGAATTATTGCTCCCAGCCTGATTATTCCGTACTTTTTTGTCGCTTCATATTGGCTGAGACCCTCAGCATTTTTAAGGTGTTTTAACACTATACTTGACTGTGACATTCATTTCTCCTTCAGTTCTTTACACATTTTTAAAGATTTCTGATTGACAGGTTCTTCCAGCCATGCTTGGGGAATAAGTTTTTTGGCATACTTAAAGCCGTACTTCCTACACCAAGCACCGTATGTAGTTTTTGAATTTTTAGTTATTCTCTGGTTAGGATTTGTAAAGACAAAACGAATATCTAAATCAGGGTATTGACTTGCTACCCAAAGATGTTTTTGTCTGTCCTTAACCTCAAATTTTCCTTTTGATTCTATAATAATCCCGTTAGGTAAGAGAAAATCGGGAGTGTACGTTCTGTTTTGCTCTGGCTGAACAAAAGGAATTTTAAAACTCTCATAATTTATTGGAAGACCTTCTCTTGAAATCTGAGCTGCAATTTCCCTTTCAAGACCTGACCTGAAAGTTCTGATAAGACTACTTGTCTTAGAAATCACCGTCAGCCGCTTCAGTATTGTCCCAGGACTCTTCCTCGACATCGAAACCATAACTTTCAGCGGACTGGTTGCCCTCTACCAGTTCTTTTACAAGTACGGCATTGATTTTAAGACTTACTCCTGTCAGTCCTGTAGCTGGCATCATAAAGCCCTTCATGTAGCCTGCAACCTGTATCTGACTGCCGTTACCGATATAGTTTATTCCGGTAGTATCAAGAGGCTGTCCTGTTTTGCCAAAAAGTTTTGGCTTCAGGTCAATCTGTTTGCCGGTCTTTTCGTCCTCAAAGAATGCCTTATTGGAAAACTTGAAAAGAATGTTTCCGGTTTCGTTTCCTTCCTCATCCACTTCCATTTCATAAGGATAATGTCTTATCATTTTCTTTTTGTTTTTGGGATTTGCCTTGTTGAACTCATCTTCAAAAACGCTTTCAACTTCCTTGTCTATGTATTCCTTCAGTTCTTCAGCTTCAGGGTCTGTTGCTGACATCTTCAGATTCACTGCAAACATGCCATCAGGGTTAAATTTTGTGTCAGGTTCAATCAGATGAGCGAAAAGACTTTCACCGACTGGGGTTGTGAAGCTCAGGCTTCCGTTTTTAGTTCTTTTTGGTTCTTTCATAAGGTTTTATTCCTTTTTCAAATTGTTTAATAAAATGTTCAGGCTGTATGCCTGTAAGGTTTGCTACATTCATGTAATTGTCTGTTTCAAGGGGTTCGCCTTTATACCAACTGGCATAAAGTCTGGAAAGTTCTTTCAGTGTTTCAATAATTAATATCCTTTCTTCATTGTAAGTTTTCTGTTCTTATACAGTTTGACAAGCTCCTGCTTTCCTTTATCGAGTACAAAAATGTCAACTGTCCCTCTGTGTTTATCTACTTTTTCTTCGAAAAGTTTTCCTCTGAATTGGTGGTAAACTCTGTAAACACCTCCTCTTTTGTAAAAGTATTTTAAATTAAGTAAGTCCCTTTTAGTCTTCTGTGTATTAACACCTTCAAGAGTTCTTGCGACTCGCTGTAAAGAATGCAAAGTGTTGGCAAAAGCATGGTCGTAAACGTCTGCTTTAGGTTGCAGTTTTTTAGTTTTTTCCTGTTCTTCTTTTAGTCTCCCTGCAAGTTCAATTATGAAGTCAGGCGAAAGCATAGCTTTTTCAAGTGTTTCTGGAGACATGTAAGCTCCATGTTTGCGGACTGATGGAAGCACTTCTGAAGTTATCCATTTTTTAAATGCTTTTGCTTCAGGTTTTCTTGAGCGTAAAATCAGAGAATACAACCCTGATTCGTTTATGATTGTGATATTCTGTGAGCCACCAGGGGTGTCCATATTGTGGAGTACCTTTTCATCATCATCCAAAAGAGCAATGCTAGTGTAGCGGTTTTTAAATCCAAGTGCCTCACAAACATCTTTAGCCACAAACCAGATTTCTTCATCTTTCAAAAGAGTTCTTACTTTAAATTGTGAATTATTAAATACTTGTAATTCCATTATTTTTCCTTTCAGTTTTGGTATCTTCTCCACATAGTGCCGTAGAAATTCCCGTAAGTTTTTTAAGGACTACCTATAAACTCGCTATAGGTAGTCCCCGTTGCTATGCAAAAAAGTATTCTGAGTCCAAAACTTCAGTAATTTTTAGCTGTCCCATTTCAGGTAATTCAGGGAAATTTCCTTGAGGCAATTGCTCTATAAACTGATTGCGGATATCTTCCAGAACAGGCTTGGAATATAAGTTTACAAAGGTTTCTCTTGTAGCCTTATACAGTTGTTCCATATCTGAAGGAAGACAACCAAAACTATCGTGTACCATCGCCCAAGAGTTTATTTTCGGACAGGCAAGGACAGTCATCATTAAGTGTGTCGCATCAAGACTGTGTATAAGGTTAGGACTAATTCCTTCAGCCTGTTTTCTTTTATCAATTTCAGATGTAGGCACTTTAAAATTTAATTTTATTTTACTTTTCCCCATTGTTGTCTCTACTCTTTTTATTGTAGTTTTTAGTTTTTCCTGTACCACTTTAAGTCCGAGCGGAGTTGTCCAGTAAACAGGCTGTCCGTGTTTAGTAAACTCTTCAGAACAGGCTTGTAGCCATTCCTTTACTATAATTGCAGAGGGAATTTCAGTTCTGATTGTCTCATAATTTACAATACCCAGAGCATTACAGGCTTTGTTTAGATTTTCCTGTAGTCTTCTGTATTTCAGACTTGTTTCAAGTTTTATTTCTGCTGCAAGCTGTTCAGCCATACCTCTTTGAGTGACTCCATAAGGCACTGTCATAACGTTTCGCTTGATTAACTTCCTGTCTATTACAGGTAGCCAGTCTTCCGAGTATTCAATCAGGTTAGCTGTTAGTTTTTCTTTAACTTTAGACAAAACTAAACTGTAAACGTCTTGTCTTTCAGCATTTTGCAGATTCACTTTAAATCCACCTTGTTCATCTTTTAGTAGTGCTGCAAGGTGCTGTAGTCCGTTACAACTTCCGTCTATATTTACAGGCAGACTGCACTTGTACTTTTCAGGGTTTTCCAGTTCAAACATTGCTTTCCACTCAAAGCAAAATGCTAGGAACTGCCACGGTTTGTCTGCCTGAGTCCAAAACAGATTTTCCAGAGGATTTTCAGCAGACTTCAGGATTTCAAGAGTATTTTCTTCAGTCCAGATTATCCTGTCTTTAAGAGGTATCTTGTCTTCTCCGAAACAGTTCGCTCCATGTATTGCCAACCAATCAATCCCCTTTTTTCCTAATTGTTTTTTCTGAGCAAACAAAAGTAAACCTTTAGCCAGGTCACCAGCTTGAGGGTTCAAGTGTGTTACAGCAGGATAAATTCTACCTCTGAAATCCATAAAATGAGGAAAATAAATTTTCTTGTATTTACTAAAATCATTGGCAGTGTTTATTGTGTCAATTTCAGCCCTGACTTTAGTTCTCTGAGCATTAATAAAGTCATAGAACTGTGTCATTTTCTGCTTCCACTCAACAAACTTTTCAGGGTTTGCCTTTATCCACGCCTTTTGCTCTTCTTTAGTTCCTGTAGGAATAACAGCTTGAGGCTCTTCCCTTTCCTGTCTGGGATTTGTGAGGACTCCAAAATTATTTTTCTTATAGAGCAAACTTTTAGCAATCTCTAATACCTGTTTATTGACTACCCAGGCAGTTGCTTGAATCTTGTTGACTGCTTCAAGTATTTCTTCAGGGAAAACTTCAGGAATATGTTTTCTCTGTTCCGGATTCTTTGTGTCGATTAGTTTTAAGTCCTGTACATAGTAACCGCCGTTCTGGTTATCAGTCCAGGGAACAGGTGGCACTATCATAGGGAGGTTTCGAGCAAACATTATTTCACAACGTTTGTGTGCCTGCTCTATAAATTGTTGAACTTCTTTAGTCCAGGCAAGACTTTTATTGTCTGTTCCTGTCTTACTCTTGCCTTTAACGGTTTGGACTACTCCCGTATTTTCTATAAGCACTTCAATCAGTTTTTTCCCTGTCATAAAGAGTTCGTTCGGAGTCATTTCAAGCCTGTTTTCAGCTTTGTTTTTTAGAATAGCTCCCCATGCCCTTCTCTTGTGTACAGGAGTGCTTGTTTTTTGATTTTCTACAATAGCCTTTACATAGGCTTTGTTTTCAGCTTTAAACCTGTTGTAGTTAATCTGTTGTTGTATTTCCTTCCCGATTTTTTGACAGAGTGTCTGTAGAGGTACATTAAGAAAATCTTTAGAAATCAGGTATTGTAGAGTAATAAAAGTAAGTTCGTCAGGTTTTAATTCTTTTAGATATTTTTTAATAATACCATAATGTCCCCCCCTTGCGTTATCTTTCAGATACACTGCAAGACTATCCCTGAAAGGATTGAAAGCTTTTTTCATAAGGAAAAAGTCCGGAGGCAGATTCCCTTCTTTTTGTGTTACTTTTTGTCTGTACTTGTCGATTGCTTCAGAAATGTTTTGCTTTTCGAGCTTAATTTGTTGCTCAATCATAATTATTCCTTTCCTGTTAGTCCCGTAAAGTGTCGCCCTGCTCCCCCGTAAGTGAGTGAGTGTCTGATTAAATAACAGTTCTTTTTAACCAATTGATTTTATTGTAAATTTTTAAGTATTTACTTTTAGATAAACCTTAAGTGTTAGTCCCTGTTGTCGTCCCTTAGTTCAGAAATAAAGCTTTCAGATTTTCCCGATGTAAAAAATGGGTATATCTGGTTGTCGTCTTAATACTTTTGTGTCCTAATAAATACTGTAATTGTAGTGCTGAACAGTTAGACTGTCCTAGACGGCTTGCAAAAGTATGACGGCAAGTGTGCAACGTGTAAGGACTGAACTTCTTGAAAAGCTTACTGAAAGTATAATTGGATAACCCTTCAAACATGTTTTCAGTAATTACAGTTTTTAGTAGTTGTCCCGCACGTTCAGTTAAAGGAATAACTCTAGGATTACTTGCTTTACAGTTTCTGGAAAACAGCTCAACATACTGGTAGTTGTCCAGAACATTTTCTGAAGTTAAGGACAAGCATTCTGAAAGTCTCATACCTGTATCAATAAGTATTGGAAACAGGAAGGAAAGTTCCCTTGTATATTTCAAAGACGACTGCCTGATTGCTTCCAGAACCTGCTGTTCCAGTTCCGGCGAAAAAACAAATTCTTTTTCAGGCACTTCTTTTGTAATACGGCAACGGATATTGATATTGTTTTCACGTAATACTGTCCGTAAATTTGCGATGTACCTGTTAATGGTACTTTCAGTAATATTTTTTTCTCTTAAAACCTGTCTGATTTCATCTATGGTGGTACTGGTGATGTCGTTCAGGTCTATGTCAGAGTACAAGCGGATAATTGTTAGTACTCGTTTGTATGATTTGAGTCCGTCGCTTGTATGCTGCCAGCGGTTAATATAGACCTGCTCCAGTGCCGACGACAAGAAAAGCACTGTTACTTTTTGTTGTTTTCTAAGCTCCTGCTCTACTTTTAGAGCAAGAGTTTTGTTTGTCTGTTTGGTGCTCTTACAAGTACGGACGCCGTTGACAATAAAGTCTGTGTAGTAATACTTTCCCCTCTTAAAAACTGACATGGTTACCCCTTGTAATTACTTCCAAGTCTTAAAGTAGCCCTGGTAGTAAAAGTTGTATGCTGTCTCATTTCTCTTGCAATATCCGCCGGAATCGCTGGTTGCCGAACTGCAACGTAATAAAAGAACTGGATAAACTGCACTGGTATATTTTCATCAATTAATTCTTTTATTTTTTCAAAGTGTTTAATCTCAAAATTAATATCCATGATGTTTCCTTTAGTTAAGGTTAAATCTTGACTCTAAAAGGAAACAATTTCAAAGTCAAGATTCTTGTTTATGTTCAAATTAAATATCCGTCTTCAGTAAACAACCATTCATTATCCGTACATAAATCACTAATATAAGAATCTTCATAGCAAGCTAAAACATTGTCTTCTAATGTCTTGTGAATTGTCCGGCATATTCTTAACCTTAAAGGTTCAAGATAGTTTTCAATAACCCATTCAATCCTGTCAACCAGTTTTTCAGGTATTTCCTGATTAGTGTCCCAGTCAATATAAACCGTTTTTTCATGTACGTACCTGGAAAAACTATCTTGACCATAAACTAAAATTAAATCTTGCTGTAAACATTTTGTAAACATAAAGATATAACTATCATATTTATTACAATTAACTAATGTATTTTCGATAAGTTCAGCATCAAGAGCAGTAAAAGTGAAACTTGTACCAGAACCTTGACTAAAAGACACATCATAACGTATTTTAGGGTCAATAAATCCCATTTTTTCAAGTTTTTCTTTCCAATGTTCTTGTATATCTTGGAGAATAATTTCAATAGAAATTTCAACCAAGTCATGTTTTATTTTTTCTCTTACTGCTTCAGATAATTCCATATATTCGTATACAGTGTTTGTTTTTTGTTCCATAATAAATTTCCTCCTGTTTTGGCTACACTTTAAAATTGACTTCTAAAGTGTAGCTTTTAGTTTACATTAAGATTCTAAAGGTTCGTCACAATAGTAATAAAATTCATTTAGGAAGTGTTCGAACCTTTCTGTATTCATGTCATACAGTTCCCATATATCCAGTACGGTTTGACCTTGTACTTGGTTTTCATAATCCACCAGACTTATTCTGATTTGGCTGTCTTCATTCAGAATAAGTAAATTAAAACCGTCAAAATCCTTTTCGATAAGCTCAAAATAACCTGATTTTATGTCTTTTTTCATGTTTAAAAATTCTTTTTTGGTTAACATTACGCCTCCTATAGATATTTATATATTATATCATTAGTTTCCCTTTCCGGTAACAGTCCGTAAACCGTTACTGTTACCGTTAGTTTAAATTTCCCTTTTTGGCTACACAATTAGAATCTGTAAAAAACATAACAAATACCTTCTACATATTCACATTCAAAATCTGATGTGAAAAGGTCATTGGCATAACTATCATAGTCAAAATAATATCTTAGGTGCTCTGGTATACTTTCAAGTTCGCCAGTATCATCAAGTAGACACTCCACAAAATCACGTTCGCTTTCATAGCTTCCTTGATAGCAAGCTTCAAAGCCTGCTTTTGTGACCCATTTTTGTCCGGTTATGTTTACATAAGCTATCCAAGCATCGCCATGCTCTTCCACCATTTCAACATATTCAATTAGAGTTTCGATATCTTCATATTCTGAAATTGTATCAAAACCTTCGTAGTCATGGATAGCGAACTCTTCAGCCAGTTCGCCTGTTTTTCTTGCTGTTGGCGAGTCTGCCAACATTTCTTGTATTTCTTCCATAACTTCATCATGATTTTTGTTTTCAAGGTCAATCCAAGTGCCGTGAAGGATTCCAGCATTATAATCTGTTAGTGAAGCAACATAGATTTGGTATTTCATTTTATTATCTCCTATATTAATTAGTTAATTTTATTGGCGGCCGTAACCGCCAGGTATTATTTATTGAATATTTTTTCTATTTCTTGTCCAGTATAATCTTAATCTATCATAAAGGTCACAACACAATCAACTATTCAATAATTTCTTTAACATATCCTCTATATATATTGCCTTTCCCGTATCTACGATTAGAGCAGCCTGCTACAAGATATTTACCATTTAAGAAATTTTTTGATTTTATATCTCTCACAGCAACGATACCAGAACATATATAAGCTGATTGACCAGTGCCAAGCTCCTCATATTCATATCCTAGAGCTTTCATCACACTGTCAACTTCATCGTTCATATTAGGGAAAGCTGAAAGGATAGTTTTAATTTTTTTAATTTCTTTTTCAACTTTGTTAGCTTTGATTGTATTCATTTTATTTCTCCTTGTTAAAGTTAATTCCGTTGCCAAAACAAAAAAGCCACACAGAACAAATCTGCATGGCTTAAATATTATATTTCTACTAGCTCCCAGCCTTCTTTGGCTGTAACAGAAATTACTTTGCCATTTGGCAATTCTTTTTTTTCCCGGCGGTCGTTATGGAAAACAAAGACAGACGGAACTTGGCCTGCATATCCAGGCTCCACTCTTGAGCAGGCATCTTGGAATCCTGCATTTTTTGCAAGTTCAGCCAGCAACAACGGAACTGGCGAACAAAAGACAACATTGTCTTTTGCGAGTTCTTTTGCCTTTTCCATTATTTCAGGCAAAGTCCAGCCGTCAGATGGAACTTTTAGAAACTCCCAGCTTGGAAACTGGGTATTTAAGATTTTTTCTTGTTCTGGCAGCAATGAATGCTGCTCATTAATAATAATTCTTACCATGATATTTCCTCCGTTAATTATTGATTACATTAAGCGGAACTGTGTATATAATTCCGCTGTTATTGATTTGTTTGATAATACTACCTAATTGAGCATCGGTTACATACTCATTATAGGCAATTCCTACTATCTTTGTTTTCGCAGGAATTATCCAGTATTCCGGTCTGCCATAGTTGACATTGCCATCAAGACTATCGGCGGTAGCTTTTCTTGTGCCGTCGCTGTTAATTTCAGACCAGCAATCATAGGAGAAGGACTCTTCAGGAGTGCCTTCTACAATAATACCGATTACAGGCTTATTGTAGTTCCTGATTAATTGTCTTGCTCCCAGGTCGGAAAAACAGACTTGACCTTGAATGGACATGAAATCAACAATCTCAGGGATTCCGTTATTACAAATATGAATGTAATATCCATATTCATTAGGCAAATCGCCTTCAATTTTGTAATACAGCGGAAAAAGTTCTTCATAGCCGCTGTATACAGCTTGAGACTTATTTCTGCCCTTTTTTTCGTTCAGCTTATGCCATGCAGCTGAACAAATTTCTAAACAGCTATCTTCTGATACAGATAATTCTGCATCATAAAAAAGGTTGTATTTTTTCCTTAGATAGCTGTTTATCATTTTTTCCTCCTGTTTTTGTTTGTTGTTGATACTAAATATAAACTACTACATATCCATTGTCAACAACTTTTTTATCAAATAATGTCGATTTGTGATAACTATTTGAAATTACTAGCAATAAAATTTTAAAGATTGCTGGTAGTTAGGCTTTTTGTTAGGCTATCAGTTTGTTAAGGTGTCACAAAAAAAAATAGATAACAATAAAACT